GCCTAACGCATTAAAAGATTTAATTGGGAGATAAATACATTATGAAATTGAGTACTAAAGAAAAAAAATTACTAAAATTATTAATACAAGGAAAAGGTCAATTTAAGACACCTACAATATCTAAAGATTCATATGAAAAAAATTTAGATGATATTGTAAAATTGTATTTAAAAGGATTATTAACTTTTCAAAGAGAATACGATATTGATTGGGTTGGTCCTTCTAATGAACACCAAGTAAGATTTAAGTGGTATGTTATCACTATGGATAAAAAGAAAACACTAAAAGATATTAAAAAAGTTTTGAAGGAGGGATCAATTGCCTAGAGAGAATATTAAAATTAAATGGCAAAGATGGTTAGATAAGGCTTGGTTTTGTACTAAAATCTTTTTTGGTTTATGTATAATTTCTGCTCTTGCTTTTGCTGGCGGTACATTTTATCCTAATCCATCAGCAGTATCTAAAGTTAATAATAAATTAGACAAATTCTATGTAAATAAAATGAGTGAATTGGATAAGTATTATGTAGATAAAATTGAAGAAATGGATTTCCAAGAACCTGAATTTACATACATTAATGATACTCAATTTGTAAGAGCAACGCATAAATGTATTGATTATATAAACCTTACAACACTTAAATATTTAAGAGTACCATATGAAATGATTTTAGGTCAGGCTGCTTTAGAATCAGGTTGGGGAACAAGTAGATTTGCCAAAGAAGCAAATAATTTATTCGGCATTAAAACTTGGGATAAAAAAGTACCACACTTATTTCCACAAGGTATAAATAAATGGCCTGGTTGGGGAATTAGAGTATTTGCTAGTAAATGTGATAGTGTAAAAGAATATATTAGATTATTAAATGAACACCCTGCTTATGAAGATTTTAGAAAGTTAAGATTAAAAACTAATGATCCAATTAAATTAATTAAAACTTTAGATAAATTTTCTACTACAACAGATTATGATAAAAGAGTTATTAGAGTTATTAATGAAATAAGAAAGTTGGAAGAATGAAATATATAATTAATGCAATTTTATTTGTTTTAATTTGTATAGCAGTATTTCTTATAATACAATGGGGTTATAATTGGTACACAGGAGTTTGGAGGTAAACATGATAACTGAACAATTAAAAATGAGAAGAATCAAGAACGCTGAAAGTGCTTGTAAAAATGCTACAGATGATTGGTTTAAAGATTATTGGTATGGCGTATTTTCTAAATTATGTAAAATGTATAATAAGATGAATTATTTTAGAAAAACAATACACTAATGATGGAAGATAAAGATATAGAGGAATATCATAAAATGGTTGAAAAATTAGAAAAGAAAAAAACATATCAACCATTACCAGATTACATAGAAATTGGTAAAAGTAAAATAAATGGTCAAGGTTTGATTGCTAAAGAAAATATTCCTGCTCTAACAAATTTAGGTATTTGTCATTATAGAAAAAATGATGAAATTATTAGAACACCACTTGGTGGTTTTATTAATCATAGTGAAACCCCTAATTGTGAAAAATCCCAAATAAGAATAGAACCATATTGGGATAAATGGATTTTAAAAACAACTGAAAATATAAAAAAAGGTGAAGAACTTACTTTAAAATATACAATATATAGGGTTGACAAATCCAAATAATGTGATATAATGAAAGTATAAAACCTGCTGAAATACCTGTTTGGTTTAAAGAAGGATTAGCAAATGCCAACATATAGATTTTTCAATACAAAAACTGATAAAGAATGGGAAGAGTTGATGACTATTTCTGAAATGGAAGAATTTACTAAAAACAAACATATTAAATTACTTATACCTAGAAAATTAAATATAGTATCAAGTGTAGGTAATGTAGATAGTAAAACTGATAGTGGTTGGAAAGAGGTATTATCAAAGATTTCTGAAGCACACCCAGCAAGTAATTTAGCACAACAATACGGTAAAAAGTCAGTAAAAGATACACAAATTGATAGTGTTATAAAAAAACATAGAAGAAAGAAGGCAGGGAAAGCATAAATAGAAGTATGGCAGATTTTGATTTTTTAGACGGATTTGACGCTGATGGTGATTGGGGTTTTACCTCGGTTAAGAGTAAACCAGCGACAGAAAGCAAGGCAGAGTCAGAAGCCACAAAAGAAGTTGTTAAGACAACAGCTGATAATGTGGGTAAGGCGGTGTCAAGCGAAATTATTAACAGACTAGAATCAAAATTAGATAAGTTATTGAGAGCAACAAATGAAACTAAAGAAACAGTTGTTGCTAAGAACGAAACAGAATTAGAGATTGCTAAGAAACAAATGGATGATGAATACGATTTAAGAAAAGATAATCTTGGCAAAGAATACAAAGACAATTATAAAAAATTAGAAAAACTTATCATACCTCTTTTACTCAAATTAGCAAAAGCACCCGAGGCCTATATTCATTGGCCAAATAGGGCAGAGGTTATTGAATCTCAATTGAAAAAAATCATTGCCATCACTCGTGGAAAATAATCACACAAAGGATATCAAATGAAATTAAGCAAGAATTTTAGTCTTAAGGAATTAACGACTAGTCAGACGGCTGAGCGTAAAGGAATTAATAATAATCCTAATGAAGATCAGATTACAGGATTGCAGAATTTATGTGAAAACATATTGCAACCTATTAGAGATCACTATGCTAAACCTGTAACCGTTTCAAGTGGCTTTAGAAGTCCTAATTTATGCGTTGCAATAGGGTCATCAGTAAATTCACAGCACGCTAAAGGCCAGGCTGCTGATTTTGAAATATTTGGCATTCCTAATGCTGAATTAGCAAAATGGATTGTAGAAAATTTAGATTTTGACCAATTAATTTTGGAATACCATAATATAGAAGAACCAAACTCTGGTTGGATTCATTGCTCATATAAAAGTCCAACAAATAATAGAAAACAAACATTGAGAGCATTTAGGAACGATAAAGGCAGTACTCAATATGTGGAGTATAATCCCAGCTGAACGCTTGGTGAATTTACTAAAGATGAATTAACTGATATGTACTCCCGAAAAAACATTTAAAGCTTGACTTTGGTTAAATATATGAGTGCTTGACTTTGTACCGAAAAAATGTTATAATATAGCATATGACATTAAAAATAAAAAAAAATATTGAAGTTAAAAGAAAAGATATCACTTATAGAGAAGTAATTAGACTTTATAGGTCTGGAAAATGGAAATCTTGTCCAGAACTAATACAAAGACTAATTGATATACATGCTTGGACTATAAAAACCATAAACAAATTTTTTCAAAAAAGTCAATGTTTTACAGGAGGCGCTGATTTACAAAATATAATTACCACTAGTAGACAAAATTTAATTGATGAATTAAAAAATGGTTCTATTCAAACTTTAGATGATGACGCTGAATTAGAGATTGAAAAAACAATTGAATTATTAAATAAACCTGAATATAAAGATGTAAGTAATTTTATTATTGATTGTCAATCAAGATTAATTCAAGGATGGGATAAATTTTTTCAAGATGATCCTAAAAAAAAAGATATTGCCCACAAATATGAAGGTGATATTACTTTCATAGATAAAAATAATAATGAAGATACTATAAGTGATTTTTATTTTATGGATTTAACAAGTGAACAACAACAATCATTTTTAGATCAAAAAATACAACACGCTTGTGTAGAAAAAGGATCTATAACCGATATCGCAAATCTTGTCGTTGAATTAAATAGTGGTAGCCCTTGGACCACTGCTAATATGACTTGGATAGAGTGGCTTTCTGCTACAAAGTTTAAAGTTTCAAAAGAGATTATTGAAAATCTTAAATTAAAAAAAATAATGGCTACTATAAAAAGCTCATCACAAAAATATGATTGGAATAAAGGTGGATATATTAATTTAATATTTCAAAATTTTTATATAGTTAAACATTTTGATTCAAAACATAAAAGATATATGCCTACTCCAGAAATTTTAAGAAAATGGGTTAATAATAAAACTGATTACATTACATTCCTTGCTCTTGATGAAACTGATTATAAAGTTTCTAAAAAAATATTTCAATTGCTATCTTTTCTTTTAATGTTACCTAATTCACAAAGATTTGAAAATTACAAATCAATACTAAATCTTTTTATATTTTTCAATCTTTTAATTAATAAAAAATCAGATACTGGACGAGAATTATTACAAGATATATTTGGTAAAGAAATAAAAAATAAGTTTATTATCATACCTAGTGAACAATCTATACAAAAAAGATTTATAGAATTAGTTTTCGAAAATGAAATTAAATTATTAAAAACAGATGTGCTTCACAAAAATGGAGAAGCTAACCTTAAATCATACAATTATGTGACTCAAAAATCGAGTAGAGAATTTAAAGATATACATTTGCAAATTGTTTCTAAAAACTTTAAAACCTTTGTTAAAAAACTTAGAAATGAAGGTCTTATAAAAATTGTTGAAAAACCAGCTTATAAAGATTCTTTACAAATTGCTTTAAATTCTGAAGGTATGGAAAATTCATTCAATCAAGAAATACCATTAAGTAGTCTTATGGATTCAAAGCAATATGAAAACGGTCATTTAATTAGTAATTATGATGAAGGATCCAATGATATAGAGAATTTTCAAAAAGAACAAGTAGGTGTTAATAGATCACACGGTAGTAAAAGTATATAACTGCTTGACTATTTGTTAGGTACATGATATAATATACACTATGAATAAACTGAACGAATATTTTAAAAACAATTATGAAGTAAAGAATTTTACTCATATTCCATTACCCACAGATCCAATAAAACTAATTACCGAAACAATTAATGGTAAAAGGTTTTATGTTTTACCTGATGGTAAAAAGTATCCTTCAATTACAACTGTGCTATCGGATAGGAACAATGAAGGTATAACCAAATGGCGTGAGTCAGTAGGTGAACAAGTAGCGAAGAATATAATGAGAAGTGCAGCTAAGCGAGGCACAGCCGTACACACATTAACAGAAGACTATTTAAACAATAAAGAACTATCAAAACAGGCAGTATTGCCCACAGCGCTATTTACTATACTTAAAACCGAATTGGATCATATAAATAATATTGTTATGCAAGAAGAAAGTTTGTGTAGCCATAAATGGGGCGTTGCAGGTAGAGTAGATTGTATTGCTGAGTTTAAAGGTAAACTATCAGTAATAGATTTTAAAACCTCAACAAAGGATAAAAAGGAAGAGTGGGTAGAGAATTATTTTATACAAACGGCTGCTTATTGTGAAATGTATGAAGAACAATATGGACAACCAATTGAACAAATAGTTATATTAATAGTAACCGAAGAAGGCGCAACTCAAACATTCATTAAAAACAAAAAAGATTACTTACCCCTATTAAAACCAGCAATAGAGGAGTTTCATAAGAAATTTAAAGCAGATGGGAAAATTAATTAAAACATTATGTGGACTATTTTTTATATTATGTTGTACCAATTTATATGCAGAAACAAAACAATATAACTTTTGGTGGGAACAATTGCCTGCTGTCTGTTCAACTTCAGACGAAATTAAAAGGTGGGCAACAGATAAAAATTTTATACCACTTAATGTCAGTTATGGCAGAAAAGGTGGCAAACCAGATGGTGAGATTGTTTATATGATTATGTATTGGATGAATGACAAAAGAGAAACATTTGCTTCAGTACAGGCACCAGATAAACCAACTCAAACTTGTATATTGTTTAGAACTTTTGATTTAACAATGAACCAAAATTTGATGAATAAAAAGAATTATTAATGAATTTAATGTTGAAGGTTAGATAATAGTTGGAGAAGACCCGAGTGCAATTCTCGGCATCTCCACCATAAACACATTGATTTCAAGTGTGCTTATGGGGGATGATACAGGATCGATTCACAATCAAAACTAACTGGAGTTAGATAGTAGGTTGCTACTTTAAAGGACAAACATATAAAAGCTAACGAAAGTTATGCTCTTGCTGCCTAGTTAATAGGTAACGGCGTTTGATAGTAT